AAGCAGGTCCTTGCAACCAACGCATTGAAGGCTGCTAACCGTGTAATAGCAACAATTGACAATCCCGCCCCAGAACGTGGAGACGATCTTCGTCTCAAAGCTGCAGAGTCGCTCCTCAACCGCGTAGGAGTGGCAAAGCAAGAACAAATCAACCACAATGTAACCGCCGTTCACGGCGTAGTCCTGTTACCGCCCAAGAAAGAGGTCGTGATCGATGGCTAACGATAAAGAAATCCGTACCGACGGACGCACAGACAAAGAAATCCGTGTCATTGCAGCAGAAAACATTTCTAACCTCACGGACAAGCAGCTAGAGCGTTTAAGACTAACACAAGCTAATATGAAAAAGATGGCTAACGGTGGTAAAGCCTGTCGCGGAAGAAAGGCCAATTACAATGTCTGATTATGCAACTCGTAGCAAAGAATATCAAGCCCAAGAAGAAGCAAGCCGTAAGCGTCGCGCTGCCGAAGCAAAGGCAGGTACAAAGATTTCAAAACAAAAGGACGCAGAGTACAGCGCAACCGAAGCAGCTAAACGCAAAGAACTAGACGCTGCTCAAAAAGGCGTACAGAGCCGTATGAAGTCCTACGGTGGGGGTCGATATCGGCAACCTCGTCGTGCTCTGGGCATCTTGAATGATGCAAAAAGATTACTGAGGGTATGAGGCATGGCTGACAAGCCAAAGCGCACCTACCAACTTTCGACTGCTGAACGTGCTCGTCGCGCAGCGCAAAAGCGACTGCGTACTGCAAAGAAGAAAGCCGAAAAGACAACTAAACAAGCAGAAGCACAAAGAAGCCACGCACGTGAACTCGAAAAAACAATTGGAAAAGTCGAAAAAGCAATCACCGGAAAGGGATCATCCGTCATTGACATGGGAGATCTCGCCGTTCTACCCGAATCCGTTTCTGACCTTGTTGGAGATGCCGAAGTCGTATTTGAACCGAATGAAGGACCTCAAGAGGAGTTTCTTTCAGCGGGTGAACGAGACGTACTTTACGGCGGCGCGGCTGGTGGAGGCAAGTCGTTTGCTCTACTTGCTGACCCCCTACGCTATTGTCACAACCCTAATCATCGCGGACTTCTTCTCCGTCGTACATTAGACGAACTAACAGAACTAATCGATAAATCACGCCAGCTATATATGAAGGCGTTTCCCGGAGCCAAGTTTCGCGAATCAAAATCAACATGGGTGTTTCCATCAGGAGCAACCATCTGGTTTACTTACCTAGACAGAGACAAAGACGTTACCCGTTTTCAGGGTCAGGCGTTTAACTGGATAGGTATTGACGAAATTACCCAATACCCGACTCCCTACGTGTGGGACTATCTTCGTTCCCGCTTACGTACCACAGATCCCGAACTACAAAAACATCTGTATATGCGTTGTACAGCCAACCCCGGCGGTGTCGGTGGCTGGTGGGTCAAAAAAATGTACATTGACTCTGGCACGGAAAACGAAGCGTTTCCTGCGTACGACATAGACACGATGAAGCCGTTTGTGTGGCCTCACAACCACGAAAAGGCAGGTCAGCCGCTGTTCTTCCGAAAGTTCGTACCGGCACGGTTGACAGATAATCCCCACCTCATGGCAGACGGTCAATACGAAGCTATGTTGCTTTCGCTCCCAGAGGTTGAACGGAAGAGACTTCTCGAAGGGGATTGGGATGTGGCAGAGGGAGCGGCCTTTCCCGAATTTTCAAGAGCAAAACACGTTGTCGAACCTTACGATCTACCTACCAATTGGCCTCGCATTAGAGCAGCGGACTACGGCTACGCAAGTCCGTCGTGCGTTCTATGGGGGGCTATTGACTGGGACAATAACATTTGGATTTATCGTGAGTTGTATGCAAAGCACTTGACAGCAGAGCAATTAGCCGATAAAATAATAGAAGCAGAAGAGTTTGATCCGTTACCACACTACACTGTGCTCGACTCATCTTGCTGGAACAAGACAGGCTTCGGTCCTTCTATCGCAGAAACAATGATGCGTCAAGGTGTTCGTTGGACACCATCAGATCGAAATCGTATTCAAGGTAAAATGGAATTGCATCGGCGGTTAGCTGATGATCCGTATTCTCAAGAGCCTCGCTTGCGGATTTTTTCTTCTTGCCAGCAGACAATCAAGCAGATGGCATCGATCCCCCTATCAAAGAATAACAGCGAAGACGTAGATACGAAAGCTGAAGATCACGCATACGACGCACTGCGCTACATGGTGATGACTCGTATGAGCGGCTACGCATCTATCCACTCCCAACTAGGCGCAATCAAGAACCACGTATACAAGGTTCAAGATGACGTATTTGGATACTAATCAATGGCTGAACTAACCAAGCAAGAAAAAACCGTTGTAGATTCCTTCATGAATTTGCAGCGGACTTTATTTTCTGACGGTGAAATCCCATCGTTAGAAGAAGTACGTGCTCGTATCGACGCAGGAAATCATACTGTTGCCGATTCGTTTATTGCAAAAATGTACAACGACGGTGTGCCAGACGAGCCTATCCTTGCAGAGCTAGATGAGACAAAAGATTTCTACAGCAAGTTTGAGAAAACGTTTTCACGTGAAGTCGTAGGTCCTGCTCGTAACACAACGGGCATCAGCAATAACATTACCAAGCTTCAAAAAGGCGGTGTTGACTTAGGCTCGTCCTTTTCTGATTTTGAAGAGCAGTCCAAGACACCGGGAAGCGGTATTAGTGAAGATGTTCGTAAGAATATTGTTCGCCCATTTAAAGTTGCCTCTAACAACGTATTAGAATTGAAGCTATCCCGCACAGGAGCCTCTAAGGGCACCCGTAAGCTTGCAACGGGTGCTATACCTGCTGAAGTTCTCCAATCGGTCTTACAGGGCATTGGTGACATCCCTGACGCGGTTACACGCGACGCGGTACTGGCATCCTTGCTGGGCTATCGCGGAGAAGACTTATCTAATATGCGTACAACTCGTGCGCTTGCTACACGGTCTAAGCCTGTTCGTCCCTTCTATGATAGGGAAGCTGGCGTTGCTCGTGACCCCAAAGTAGCTACAGGCGGTGGTCGCAAGGCAAAGGGACCAGATAAACCAGCAGGTCCGGTTCTTCGTGAGATTTTAAATCGTCGCTTTGATGCTGCTGGCCCTACAGGTGAACTCTTTCCAAATATGACAACAGGAAAGATTAGCGCAGCCCTCAAGAAGCACGTATTCCCAAAGATTCCAGAAGATGTACAAAATAAACTTTTGACTAAGCCCTCTGGCTATACTGATCTTCGTCGTATCACTGCTTCTGCGATTGCTAACCAGCTAGGTCGCCCTGATCTTGCAAGTGAAATTATTAGCCATAAAGGTAGCGGTGAAAGTTTACTTGACAAAGTTATGACAGGGTACTATACTGATGTAGAAGATATCAGTGGTTTACAACAACGTGGCGAAATCCTAGTAGCCTACGAAAAGATGATGGCAGATGCCGTTGGTGCCACAGATGCAAAAGGATTAGGCGAAGCCCTTCGCTTAGATTTATCTCCAGAGTTCAACGCACAGTATCCAGAAGTAGATGCGATGGCAACTCCGTCGCAAGCACCGGTTCAACCGACTGCTGCCACTCCAGAACAAATTGCACAGGGCGAAGAGTTCCGCGCAGCAAAGACAGCAGAAGCAACCGCCACAGCGGAACTCGCTGCACAAGAGAAAGCTGCAGCAGCCGAAGCTAAGATGTTAGAACGGGCTTCACGTGCACCGGAGATTGCCGAAGCAGAACGCAAGCTTGCAGAAGCCAAAGCCGGATCGAAGAAGGTAGCACAGGTGGCATCAGGAGAAGACTTTCTTGCAAAGGCTCTCAAGATGGCAAAGCCGATATACGATGCGGTTCCGCCCAATGTTAAAAAATTGATTCCCTTTATTGGCACTGCTGCTGCGCTTCAAACTGTACCAATAGTGCAAGAAAGTCTAGCTAGTCAAATGGAAGACATAGGTATTCCTCGTGCTATTGCTGATCCTGTAGCATCTGCAGGTGCGGGAATTGACTTTGCAGTGGGAGAAGTTCTTCAGGTTGCTCCTAGTGATGCTATCGCAATAGGACAGTCTATGGCATCTCCTGTAGCTGATCCCGGTTCAGCCCGTCCTATCGAACGTATCATGGCAGACCAGCCAGATTTATTTCGGAACAATCAGCCTGCCGCTCCTAGCGCAGACACCGTAGTTCCTGCAGCACAGCCGCAAATGACACAACCGGTACGTGTACCAGATGCTGTACAAAACGTACCCACCTCT